GCGCAGCCAGAATGCCCGCGATCCGCGGCGCGAGCTGCGACGTCGACAGCGTCCCGAACTCGCTGTCGACCAGCGTGCCGACACCGACGTTCACGATATTCTCGCCGCCGCCACCCGCGGACAGCGCCTCCAGCGTCGTCGAGCGCGCCACGGCCGTTGCCGCAGTGTCGGTGGACGCCCCACCGACGACCATCATGAACCGGCGACCGTTCAGGTTCGACTGCTGGCACCACGTCTGCAGCGAGGTGAGCGTCGTGGGATCGGTCATGTCGAACGCGGCGAACAGCGAGAAGCGCGCGGTGGTGCAAGCGGCGATCATGTTCTGCCAGTCCGCCTGCACCAGCGTCGAGCCATCGTTGCCGGTGGCGAGCGGCGTGATCACGTCCGGCGCCACCGTGGTCGGGAGGGCCACGCCGTCGAGCGTGAGCGTGGCTGTCACCCACTGCGAGCCAGCGTTGATCTGACTGACGAGGGTCGAAATGCTGGCCTTGGCGTACGTGTAGACCTCGGCGAGCTGCCCGCTGACGTAGACCAGGAAGTCGTTCTTCGTGGCGTCACTCGCGTTGACGTGGCTCTTGTAGCCGATGTTGTTGCCGAACGAGCCCGGGTACTTCGCCGTCACGGTCAGCGCCGCGGCGGGCGTTATGTTCTGGATCGCGACCGTTGCGGCCTTGCCGCTGGAGCCGACGATTCGGTAGACGAGCACCTCTCCGGCCCCGCCTCGACCCTGGAGCCCCTCGCCCTTGAAGGCCTGCTTGACCGCCCGGTAGCCGGGCGCTGGCTGCCCTCCAATCACCGTGGTCGCACCGAACTGCGCCTGGAAGTCGCCCAGCGACATGGTCGGAGTCACGACCCCGGCCGGACCCCAGTCGTGCGTGATCGCGAGCAGAACAACCGACCCGATACTCGGGAGGATGGTCTCGGTGGGCTGCGCGGCCCAGTCGAAGTAGGCGCCGGGCCGTGTCGGCCGCGCGCTCTTTGAGAAGACACCCGGCATGTGCTATCCCTCCTCGTCGCCTTCGGTCTGGACCGGCTGTTCGAGCCACGCGTCGACCTTCGCCTTGGCGTCGGTGGCGGTCATCATCCCGTCCAGGTCGCCGCTCAGCGCACCCATGGCGGTGTGCGACGGAACGCCGAGGAAGTCCGAGGACTCCTCGACTAGTTGGGTGACCGGCACCTCAACGACCTCGGGCTCCTCGCTCGCGGTCATGTCGGTGGGCTCGGCCGTGGCCTCCGTGGCCTTGGGCTCCTCATCCTCAGCCTTGGACGCCCTGCTCCCGCGGTGTGATGTTTCCGGCATTCAGTGCTCCTCTCTGTGAACCCCACAGACGGGCTGCGCCGGATAGTAAGGCTGGATCAGCCAGGCTCCACAGATGAGGTTGAGACCGCGACGCCCTTGAGCGCGGGCTGCTCCGGGACGGTGTCGGCCAGCCTGCGCCAGGCCAAGCGCACATCACAGACCACAGTCCACAGCGTGTTCTCGTCCTGGTCCTGGAACGGCTGCGTTGCCAGGTCGTTGACACGCATGAACGCACGCGGATACCACACGCCTGCATCCCAGTGCTTGACCCGGTAGTAGTTGTAGAGCGGCACGCGCAGCGGACGGCCGTCCTCCACGCCGACGCGGAACGCCCTGTACAGATCGTTCTCGACCTTCTGGGCGAGCAGCATCGCGTGGTCCGGATCTCGACCCCGCTCCGGGTAGGCGGCGATCACGAACGGCTGCACCATGTCTGCCAGCCAGCGCCCGCCGGTCAGCGGATACGTCGTCCCGGCGACCTGCCACACGCGGGCAAACGGGCGGGCGAACGCGCCCTCCTCGCGGGACAGGCGCACCTCCCAGTCATCCCCGAGCGCGACCGCCACGTAGCGCTTGAGACTGCGCAGCGCGTCGATGTGGCTGCGCCCAACGTCGGGCCCAGCGTCGTCGGTCATGGCAGCACCACGCCTCTCATCGACCCGAGCACCGCGGCCTCCTGGTCCCGCTTGAAGGTTTCCAGATCGGGCAACATGAACTCATTCAGGAACGACTCGACAAAGACCGCCGCCTTCTCGACCATGTACTCGCCCGGGCTGCCCGGATGCCACACCGACCGCGCGTACCGGTCCTGACCCGTCAGCGGATCGACCCAGTGCAGGAACCCCGTAGGGTTGTGCGGCTCGATCAGGTACTTCGTGTGCTTCGGGCCAAACAGCCCCGTCCCGTAGTTGACGTAGGGCGCGTAGTCAACGTCGGTCGCGACCTTCGAGACGTACGCCATCGACGTGCCGTGTAGCTCGCGGGTCGTCGGCTCGCGATACCAGCTCGTTGCCAGGTTCCCCGTCTTGACCGGCGTGTACTGGACGATGAAGTCGTGCAGCTTGTCGCCGCCCGTATCCGCCATCCGGCGTAGCGTTGCGCGGACCGGCGCGTCATCGAAGGCCGCGGGCAGGTCCGGCCCGATGTACTTCGCCACGAACATGCCGTCAGCCATCAGGGCTCCGGCCTGTCGAACGGGTGCTCCTCGACGCGAGTCAGCGTCGCCGTCCAGCCCAGCATCTTGCGCTTCTTGCGGATCGGCTCACCGTCCGAGGTGACTTGGTACAGCGCCCGGCCAAGCTCCTTGGAGTTGACCTCCAGCGTGTCCGACGCGTTGATCGCCAGCAGGTTGCCGTCCTGGTCCTTCAGCCCGCACATCATCTGCGCTGGATGCGGCGTGCGCTGACGCCCGCCCTGCGCATCAGCCGTACTCGGCGCTGCCTCCAGCGTCAGGCGGCACTTGAACCACGGGTAGTGGTACTCCTCGAACAGGGTCGTGCCCTCGACACGCTGCCCAGACGGCGTGTTCACCACGCGCCGCGCCCGGTCGACCAGCGCGGCGTTGAGTGACATCTACGACCCCCAGATCATCGGGTCAACGAGCAGGCTCCGCATCCCCACCCCGTACGAGTACGGGTACAGCCCGTCGTAATTGCCCCAATCGACCTCGGTGGTCTCGGTCGTCGGGATGCTCGCGTTCTGCAGGACGAAGCGCCAATACTGCTGCATCTCCGGCGTGCAGAGCAGCCAGATGTCGGTGTTGAGCCGCGGGTCCGGATTGATGTCCGGCAGGCCGATCGGCATGACCGACCGCCGCGTCGCACGCCCAGGCTCCTTCCGGGTCTCGGAGTAGTTGCCCGCCGTGAACGACTGGATCAGATCGTCGGCCGAGGTCTCGACGTAGTCGGGCTGGCTCTTGAACACCTCCTGCTCGACCTCAAGCTGGTAGGCGTCCTGCGCGATCGGCACGAGCGGCGGCGGCATCGTGGCGTCCATCGCCCGGCCGGTGACCGCCGTCAGGTACGCCGTCGCCCGGACGATCTGGACCTGTAGCTCGGCGTCGGTGTACGGCGCGTCGAGCGACGAGAAGTCGATCCGGCTCCAGCTTTGGAGGTCAGCGACAGTCGGCGGCAGCGCGGTCGGTGGGGGCACTGCCAGGACCGGCCCCCACCCGGTGGTCATCGCCGACGCCGATGAGCTGTCCACGCTGCTGGAAACCGTCACCGTGCACGTGATCGTCGCCCCGAGGTCCGACGCGGCCAACGTGAGGACGCCGGTGCTCCCGGTGTCGGTCCCGTTGCTCCACACGTAGTGGAACGTGTCGCCGCCGCTCTGCGACACCAGGCACTGCACCGACCCGCCGACGAACATATCGCCGTCGAGGGCCGCAGAGGTGATCGTGACGGGCACGGCCCAGGCCGCCCCTGTTGTCTACCGGGCTGCCGGGCGGCGTGCCTGCGCGCCGTGGCCCTCGGCGGCCTTCTCGGCTTCCTTCTCGGCCTTCTCGGCGTCCCTGGCCGCTGCCTCGGCCTCCTTCTGGGCCTCCTTGTCGGCCTCCTCAGGATCTGGCTCGGCAGGCGCAAGCCGCTCGGCCTGCTTCTCGTGGCCCTTGCGCTGCACCGCCTCCTTGACGACCTGGCCGTCCTCGTCCTCGTAGACGACAACCACGAACGGGCCGCGCACCGCAAAGCCGAGCACCGTGATCTCGCCCTCGGCCTCGACCATCCCGGCGACCTCGTCCTCGTCCAGCTCGTCGGTCGCCGCCTGATCAAGTGGGCGATTGTTCGCCGCCCGCAGTGCCGCGGGCCAGCGCGCCGCGTTCTCCGCGATCATCGTCTCGGCGTTGGGGGCCTCGCCGGTCCGGGCTTGCAGCTCGGTGCCCGCCGCCTCGGCATCGTTTCCTCTCGGGCTCATTGCTGTCTGCTCCTTCGTTCGATGTGACCTGAGGCTACCCGCGCACCCGCGTTACGGCACGATGGCGCGGTACGCGCCCTTCGGGTCGACCGGAGCCACACCGAAGTCCGAGCGGACCTTGAAGTCCACCGCGTCCAGCTCGAACTGGTACGGGTCCGTGCCCGCTCCGAGCGCCATCCGGACCATCGGGTCCTTGAGCATGACCTGCGGGTCGCTCTGTCCGTTGAGGAAGCCCACAGCGAACGCTGGGACGTCACCGGGGTCCGCGAACAGGTACCAGTCGTTGGAGTCCGAGAACCACGGATCGCGAATCACGCCGTCGGCGGGAAGGATCCCGGCCAGCGGGTTGATCGTGCCCTTGTCCATGACGTTCGAGCCGACTCCGGGCGCGCCCGTGTACTGGATGTTCACGCCGGTCTGGGCGGAGTTGAGGATTCGCTGCGCGATGAGCTGCATCCGCGCGTTCTTGACCACGAGGATCTGCGGCGTGACGACGATCTGCCGCCCGTCGTCGTCCTGCTGGCCCTCCATGTACGCGATGGCGTCCGCGAGTGCGTCCTCCGCCAGCGGCGTGACCACCTGGTTGCCGCGGCCCGTGCTGTAGAACGGGTTGCCGTCCGGCGCGTTGCCGGGGTTCTGGATCAGGGCGATCACGGTCTGCAGGATGAACACCCCGGCCGCGTAGCCCATGTCGGCCGGGTTGCGGTTCAGCAGCTCGTTCGAGTCGTCGTTGATGATCGCCTGGCGGGTGATCGAGTACACGCCGCCGTAGGTGTCGACCGCCAGCCGGGCTGCTGGACGCTCCGTCCGGGCCATTCCCGGGTAGTGCCCGTGGTCGCCCACGTAGCCGATCCCGAGCAGGCCGTTCAGGCCGCGCAGCCGCCGGTCGCGGAAGTCCGGCGCGGACTCTTGCCGGGTGTAGCGCTGGTACTGCGCCTGGGCGCGGCTGTAGCCGGTCCACATCGACTGGCGGACTGGGCCGAACAGGAACGACGGGAAGTCGGCCTTCGAGTCGGCCTCCTCCAGGATCCTCTCGTCGCGCCATTCGCGGTACGCCTCAAGCAGCCGGATCGGCCGCCCGAACACGCCGTATGGATTGCCGTTCATCGTTGCTCCTTGGGTATGTGACTGTGCTCCCCGCCAAGGCGCAACGCGCCCATGATGTGCCCGAGGAGGGCCGACTCAGCC